GGGTGATCCTGGAGCCCGTGAACGCAGAGAGCAAGGCCGATCTTGAGGACGGCGAAAAGGAGACACCGCGCGGACATTGGGCGCGGTCCTTTTCGTTGCCCTTGAAAGCCTCAGCCGCCCGTGGGGGCACCGTGGTCGCGCCACCGCACTCGGTGAAGCCGCGCAAATCCTTGCGTTTCGCCTGCTCGGCCAATTGTGTCTAATCGGCCGGGTATTATTGGAATAGGCTTTCCCGCCTCCGACCCAGCCGGTGATGATGTTACCAACCATACCAAGATCAAAAGTCGGGATGCCTTTCCTGTGCCAAGGTCACCAGGGCAGGCCACCCACAAGTCGTGATGCCAGCCTAGCGGCCTTCGGATTTGTATTGTTTCCCGTACTGCCGAACGTCGGCTTTTGGCACAAATGCGACATCGCCGAATGTCTGCTTTGCTGCCGCTCTTGGAGCTTTAGCGGACATTCGGCGGAGGACATTATTAGGTCCTACAGCCCAGCTTGCGTTCGACACAGGCCAGCGTCGCACAATGCCGTGCATGGGTTCGCCGCCACATGCCGCGCGGTCTCGGCGGAAGCTTGGCGCTTGGGATTTGGCCATAGTCGCCGAGCTTCCGGCGGATTTTACGCCTCGTTAGATATCTTCGCGCAGCGCTGCTGATGCGCTGTGCGGCGTACCAGAGGTCATTGCATTGCCGGCACGCCACTCTTCCATTGAGATGGTAGAGCACGCAGACGCGCCGGCGACAGAGGGGGCACCCTAGCCGCATCCGCTCGCCCACGACGCCACAGCTTGCCCAAACTAGCGGCACGATGGCGGTGCGGCCGGTGACGAGCTCCAGATCGAGGGTGCTAGAATTTAGCCGCATTACCCGCAGCCACGGAAAAGCAATGTTGAGGCGAAACACCGATCCCACTGCTGCTCAAACACATTCTTGCGGATCAGTTCGCGAACGTCGAGCGCGATGTTGCGATGGTCTTCGACGGTGCCTCGCATTTGGGACGGCGAAACACGGGGTTCGGCAACTGCTCGCCTGCGAGCACGTTTTGCCACCACGCGTTGGGCTCGCCAGTTGACTGGCTAGATCGTTTGCTTTGCTTCACGGCTTTTATCTAATGACGGGCTTCATCGCAGATAGGCATTTCTAATTTTGCAGAAAGACCTCTGCGCTTCACCGACTGAAACCTTAGATCGAATCACATATCCGACAATGCCGTGCCTCGCGCGCGTGTGCTCGGCGCTGTCGGGCTTCGCATGAGGGTGACGCTGTGGTCGCGGGCGGGGCGTCGAAGAGATCAGATTGGCTTTTCAGCCCATGGTCTGCCCAAGAAGGTTTGGCTGGGCAGATTGAAATACAAGAAGTGGCCAGATTTATTGGCGCGCCCGAAGAGATTCGAACTCCTGACCCCCAGATTCGTAGTCTGCTGCCCCATTGCCCAGCCGATCGAACGAGCCCGTGGCGGGGCCCGGATTCTATTTTGGAATTCATTTGCGACGCAATGACATCTTGGTCCTGGCTGCGATGCTAATCCCTCGCCTGGGCCCCGCGTCACCTTGAGGCTCGCTTCTATCTCGCACGCGAGGCTTTCAAACGACTGCGCTTTGCTTGACGCCGCCCTCGTGCTCAAGCCCAAAGAATCAGAATCTAATGCACCGCAACGGAAGGCAGGGCGCCACTGATGCCCTCGCCGCGTGCGCCAAAACGGAACCGCCCAGGCGTTGGCCAAAGGACTAATCCCGATTCCCTACATGACTAGATCACCAACTCTGCGGCTCCGTCGCTGACATAACGCCCGCAGTGTAGCGATGCGCGCGCGAAATTGTTTCGCGCGTTTCTTATTCGTTCTGACTCCTCGGCCTCCATTGGTTTAACTCCTCCGGCGTGACTAACGTGCCCGGTTGACCGGATGATTCGGATCAAGCGGATAGCCGTCGAGACCGATGTCGGTGCGATAACCGCGGAGTTCGATCTGTCGCTTCGCCGATTTGTGGCACGGCTCGCAGAGACTCTGTAGCTCGCCAGTGACGAACGCGGTCCAGTCACCCTTGTGTGGCACGACGTGATCCACCACGTTTGCCGCCGTCACGATCCCGCGCTCCAGGCAGAACTTGCAGAGCGGATGCCGCGCTAGCTGCAACTTGCGCAGCCGTTGCCAGCGCGCCGTCTTATAGAAGTCAGCCCACGCAACCGGATTGCCGCGAACTGTCGCCATGATTGCCTCCATGCCCCAGATTTGGAGATGACCGAGCTGACAGAGCCACTCGCTCCACAAACTGCACGCCAGCAAGCGGTCAGCCGATCAGGGCCTCGATTTCTATCGGCCTAGTCTGTGCCGTCGGTGCCATCGCGAGACCCATGACCAATGCCACCGTGCCATCGATGCGATGCGTTGTCTTGCGCTTGTCAGGAGCACGGTTGCCGGCGGCATCCATCCTGATCGTAGTATGTGAGATACACATCGATAACGGCGGACTGTCATGCACAACGTGGCGATCGAGCAGCAACCGCTCGAGATTCGCCAGCGCCGGCGACATTGATTTGGTCGTCTGCGGGAACGCCACGAAGCGCTCGCTAATCGTCGAATCGACAAACCCGGCGCGCAGCAAGGAGGGCTTGAAAAAGTCCCAATTCCAAGGGTCATAGGCGATGCGCTGGATGTTATGGGTGCGGAATAATTCGCACAGCTCGTGGGCGACGAAGTCGAGATCAATGGTGCGGCCTGGTGTCGTGTGCAGATGCCCCTGGCGCGCCCAGACATCGAACGGCGTGTGATCGGCGCGCGACTTTTCGCTCAAACCTTCCTGCGGCAACCAGAAGGTCGGATGCACGTGCCATTTGTCGCCCTTGCGCCCGACCAGACAGAGGGCGGTCAAATCGTTGACGGAACTCAGATCGATTCCGCCGAACAACGCTGGCAATTCATTGAGCGGCGCGACCGTCCCCTGGCAGGCATCCCAAACACTGGGTGAGACAAACGGGTTTGCCTCCTCGATCCGCTGGTTCAAGATGTAGCGCCGAAACGCGGCTTCGCGTGCCGGCAGGCGTAGGGCTATTCTGGCCGCGGCCAGGATCTCATCCCGGTTCATGAACAGGTGATAGCTTGGATTGGCCGCGCAAATGGCGCTCTCGTCATCGAGGGCGCAATCCTTGGGCGCTGCAAAGAGGCTGGCCGTGGTGTGCGGATCGTAGCCGGCGAGTCCATCGTCGATCAGTGTGCTCAACAGATCGGTGTCGCTGGCACTTTGCGTTGAGATGATGACGGTCAATGGATCGCGCTGGGCGGCCGTCGCCAGCTCGAGCGCTTCGAATAAATCCGAATGCGGACCGACGACCTGGCCCAGTTCGTCACAGATGTGCAGAACAGGGTTCAGGCCTTGCGCCGTGTGGGCTTCGCTGGAGAGGGCCTTGTACTCGATCCCCAGCTCGTCGTAGCGCAGGACCTTGCTCGATTCCTTGATCGAGATGATCTGGCGCAGGTCGGCGTTCCATAACACCATCTTGCGGGCCTGATCGAACGTTAGCGCTGCCTGATCGCGGCTTTGCCCGCTGCTATACAGCCTCGTATTCGGACGATTACGCGCGGATGGCCCGCAGAGATGATTGAGCAGCAGCGCCGCGCAGAGCGACGTTTTGCTATTTTTTCTGGCGGTCGAGATGATGTGGCGCCGGCACCCATGCGGATTGTCATAGATGGCATGAATCTCGCGCTTCTGCCACGGCGCTAAAATCAGCGGCTGCCCGGAGTACGGACCATCCGGGATGCGCAGGAACTTCTCAATGAAACCGATGACCTCGCGGCCAGTCGGGCGTTGATCGCCGCGCTGCCGGCCGCGCTTAGCCATCGGAAGCCTCCCACGGCCGTACGCGCGGTACCTGCGCAAGCTGCCGAGACGCCCCACGAGGAATCATGCGGGCACGCGGGGTTGCTCTCAAGACTCCAAGTAAATGCGAAAGACTTTTACCGGCAGCAGCGTGCTGGGCCGCCAGAGCGCCAATTGCGTCAACGTCCGGATGATGTTGGGCGCGAAGAGCGCGCAGCCGCGCTTCCTGGTGCTCACAAACGGCCGCCTGCGCGACCGCTCGGACCAGGACCTGCTGCGCTGCGGCGTCAAGCCAGGTCGACGGCAGTGCGCCGACGATCGCCTTCCAGATACGCTCCTCGGTGGCATCGAGTTCGGCCGGAGGCGTCGGTCGCTCACCCGGCAAGGCTGCTGGCGTTACTGCCAGTGATACGCCAGACTTACGGCCACGCGCCATCGGGATGCTCCTTTGCGTCACGTCCGCGGACCTTGCTTCGATTTGATAGATCCTAACGGAGACAGCGAATCCCATTTGCCAGTATAACCTATATGCGTTTAGCACCGCGGGAATTCGAGCCGATTAGGTTCGAAAAAATGCTGCCGCAGTCCGATTTTGGCCCGCTTTCATAAATTCGAGATGTCCCCCTGGGTGGTCGAGATTTGAACCGCCCCGCAGGCGCCGCACAAGCGGCCGGAGGCGGTGCGTTGCACTGCGTAAAGAAAGGGGCATATAGATAAGCCTCTCGCGGCGCGAACGTCTGTCAGGAATCAAAGAGGATGATGTAGCGCATTTTTTGCAATTTCCCCTCTTTTGTTTACATCGGCTGGCTTGGTCAACGCTTCGCCGTGTTGTTCGACTTGGCGGAGCTGCAGCCGAACTGGCCTTCTCCCGTACCCTACTTCCCTAATTCTAAGACAAGAAAGAAAGAGAGATAAGATAAGACACCGGACCGTCTGTGGCGCTGGTAGACGATACCTGTGTGGCTCGTAGACACTGCCCCTGTGTCGCTCGTAGACACTCAAAGCCAAACCAGGGTTACGATCGGGCTCTTGCTGGGTCTTCGCTCGACCGTGATCAAGCCGTCCCGCTCCAGGTCTCGGAGCACCCGCCGCTTGATTTCGCGGCTGATCCCCAGCTTGGCCAATCGGACATTTGCCAGCGAGAACGTCGAGCTTCGGGCCTTCCAGGACGCGTACAGTAATTCGACCAGGACCAGGGTCTTCGGCGAGCGTGTGGCCTTGGCCACCGCCGTGATCCACCACAACGGCACCTTCACGAAGACCTCGACCCTCTTGCGCTTCATCGGAGCGACGGCTTCAAGCTCTTTCCTCCGTCGGATGTGCCAAGGTTCTGTGTCCATCATCCCGTCTCCTGGACGGCGGTTTTCTCCCGACGCTCGGCCAGAAGCTTGAGCACGGTCTCCCACAATTCCGTGCCGCGGCTATCGGTGAAGCGATCCGGATATCTGATGATCTTCACATCAGTGCGCAGCTCGAAGGTCCCGTTCGCGGTCGGATTGAGGATGACGCGGCTTGCTCGGCGCATAATCTCTCGCATGAGCTCGACGTCCGTCTCGATCTGCTCGTCGGTGCTCTCCAGCAGAATGGCGTCATGAACCGGCGCGATCAGCGTCAATCCGTGGCGGCTGCCCCACACATAGGCGAGACGGAAAAGATCAGCGCAATTTGATTGAATTGGCCAATTTCGAATGGCGCGTTCGCTGAACTCGGTGATGCCGGTTGCACACTGCCAGCCAAATACCGTCCGCATCATGCCGCTGTTCAGCGAGTGGTGCAACCAGTCGTCCGACCAGTGCCAGTATTGCGACAGCAACCCACGATGATGTTGCAGCAGCTCGTGTGCTTCGAGCTCCGACACGCCAAGACGCGTTGCCAGTGTTTTTGCTTGCACGCCGTATTGAGCACTCAGGCACAACAACTTGAGCCGATCGCGCATCTGCTCAACGGCGTGAGTACCGCGAACGGCGTCGTGCGCAATCAACCCGACAATCTTTCCGAAATTTCGATATGGATCACCGGAGCGGTAAAGTTCCATCATTGGATTGCGCGAACCGGTGTGCCTGTCCGACAGCGCCGCAGCGCCGCCGAATTCCATACTGGAATAGTCGATATAGGCCAGTGCTCTTCCGCGTTCCGGTTTGATCAGATGCCGGAGCCAAACCGACGGACTGAAGATCCAGTGCTTGGCTTTCGGTTGCGTGCGCGAGGTCTT